CTGGCCCCGCACCTTGACGTCGGGACGATGGTCGGATGAACCTGTCGTCGCTCCGCAGCACGCTGGCGACGGCCCTCACCGACGCCGGCATCGACTACTCGACCACGGCCTACCCGCCGCCGGTCGTCATCCCACCGACCGTCGTCATCGTCCCCGGCAATCCGTGGATTGCCCCGGTCACACTCGGCCGGCCCGCATCCCCACAGGTGCAGGTCACGTTTCGGCTGACCTGCATCGTCGCCAACCTCGACAACCAAGGCTCGCTGGACCAGCTCGAGTCGCTCGTGTTCGCCGTCCTCGACAACCTGCCGCGAGGCTGGGAGGTCGGCGACGTATCACCCCCGTCGGTCGAGACCATCGGCCCATCCGACCTGCTCGTGTCCGACGTTCAGGTCACTACCCTCGCCACACCCTCCTAGGAGCCCACCATGGCCACCATCCTCACCGGGCAGGACCTGACCCTCACCATCGACGGGAACGAGTTCGACGCCCAGACCATCAGCACCACGTTCACCTACACGAACAACCGCGAGGTTCTCGAGACCCTCGACGGTCCCGTGTACAAGACGCTGACGTTCGAGTACACGCTCGACGTCAACATGTACTCGGACTGGGGCACGACCAGTTCGCTGTGCGAGGCCCTGTCCTCCGCCGCGCTGACGTCCCCCGACACGTCCCTCGCGTTCACCCTCGTCGCCGTCGGCCCGAACGCCACGACGACCGTGTCCGGCAACGTGTTCCCCGAGGTCCCGCCGATGTCCGGCGACGGCCCNAACGCGTCGTCCATCACNTTCACGCTGACCGGCGACCGCAACACGACCCCGACGATCGCAGCCGTCTGATAGGAGAGACACATGGCAACCGGCACCTGGGTCGAGGTAGAACACCGAGACCGTGGCCACCTCGTCCTCGAGCTCGAGCTCGCAGACTGGGTCGGCTGGGAGAGCTGGGCCGGACGCTCGTTCGTGACGTTCGGAGACGAGAACAACCCTCCGGGCATCAAGGACGTCGCGTACCTCGCCTACGAGGCCGCCAAGCGCACCGGTGTCCACGACGGAGACCTGCCGTCGTGGCACCGGGAGCTCGTCGGCTTCCCGCAGTTCCGGCAGGGCACCATTTCGGGCCCTACCCCGCCGGAAGCTTCGGACGACGCCGAGTGAGCGTCGCCCTGGCGACCGGCACCGCACCAAACGACTGGAACGACCTGGCAGACCTCCTCACCGCCGAGGAGCAGCTGCAGGAGGCCCACAGGAGGCCCTGAGATGCCCACCACGACCGCCAAGTCCAAGGCCGGTCGTGTTACCGTCCGGCTCGACGACCGCGACATCAAAAGCATCCTGCGGGCTTTCAGCAAGATGGACAAGCAGGCCAACGTCGACCTGAAAGACCTGTCCAAAGAAATCAGCGAGGACTTGGTCTCGGAGTTCCGCAACGCCGCCCGCGGCACACGCTGGTACCCCGAACAGGCGTCGTTCGTCGCCCAGTCAGCCCGTGTCGCCCGCGACCGGACCCCGTCCGTCACCCTGGGCGGCGCGAAGCGGTACACGACCGACGACGGCCGCAGGGTCGCCACCGGGTCCATCCTGTTCCTGTCCGAGTTCGGCTCGCCCGAGTACCGGCAGCGGGAACGGTTCCGCAACCAAGCGCAGCGTGCAGCTGGCGCTCGAGGCGGCCTACAGGGCCCGCCACGGTCGCCCCGCGAAGGCCGTGGCAACCGCGGCTGGTGGCTGTTTCCCCGGCTCAAGCGGCTCCAGCCGAACATCCTGCGCCGCTGGATCGAGGGCGCACAGAAGGTCGCCGACACCTGGGGGCGTGACTGATGGCATCACAGACCCTTCGCACCCTCAAGCTCAGCCTGCTGGCCGACGTCTCCAACTTTGGCTCCCAGCTCGACAAGGCCGGCGGCAACTTCCGGAAGTTCTCCAAGGGTGTTGAACAGGCCTCCAAGTTCGCCAACGTCGCCATCGGCGCTATCGGGGCCCTCGGCGCATCCGCCGTCAACGCCGCCTCAGACTTTGACGAGACGTCGTCGGCCGTCGAGCAGGTGTTCGGCCGTCGCGCGTCCGCGCAGCTGCAGGCCTTCGCACGCGACGCCTCACAGGCCCTCGGCCAGTCCCGGCAGGACGCCCTCGAGGCCGCACAAACTTTCGGCATCTTTGGAACGGCCGCAGGACTGTCCGGCGACGAACTCGTCAACTTCACGACCGACCTGGTAACGCTGGCATCCGACCTCGCATCGTTCAACAACACCGACGTCGACACCGCTATCACGGCGCTCGGGGCGGCGTTGCGCGGCGAGTCCGAGCCCATCCGACAGTTCGGCGTCCTCCTCGACGCCGCCACACTCAAGCAGCGGGCGCTCCGCGAAGGCATCATCGAAACCACGGAGGAAGCGCTCACCCCGCAGCAAAAGACCCTTGCCGCTTACGCTGAAATCCTCGCGCAGACCGAACTGCAGCAGGGTGACTTCGCCCGTACGTCCGAAGGTCTCGCCAACTCGCAGCGCATCCTGCAGGCCGAGCTCGAGAACTTCCGCATCGAACTCGGCGAGCAGCTGCTGCCCGTCGTGCAGGAACTTTTGCCTCAGATTAGGGGCTTCGTCGCCACGATCACCGCGGTCGAACCTGACCGCCTTATCGCGCTCGGCAAGGCCATCCTTTACGTCTCCGGTACCATCAAGGCCCTCAACGTAAGCCTAAGGGCCTTCGCTGCCGTCCAGGGCGCTTGGAAGCTTCTCACTGGCCTCGGCGTAGGCGGTGGCATCGCCGGAGTCGCCGGAGCAGCCGCAGGCATCACTGTCGCTACCGGACAGAACCTTGCGCCGGGACAGGCAACCGGCGGACTTACCCCTGGCGGACTCGGCCTTCGAACCTCACCAGCGCCACCTTCGGCTCCCGCAGGACAGCGGCAGACCGGCAACGTCATCGTCAACGGCGTCGTCGGCTCCTCGTACCAGGTCAGCCGCGAAATCGAGCGGTTCCAGAACCTGCGCGACCGCGCCCGCGGCACCCTGCCCACACCAGGGGTGCCACAGTAATGGGCTGGCCCCGCACCGTCACCGTCACCGTAGGAGGCGTCGACCACACCGGCGAGGCCATCGACTCCGTCTACCTGCAGCGTGGACGCCGCTCCTACTGGGAAGGAATGCCCGCCGGCCTCGGCCGCATCATCCTGTCCGACCCTGCCGTCCGACCCGCCGTGAACGAACTGTGCACCGTCGACATCGCCCTTCAGGCCGGCACCGCACGCGTTTTCCAAGGCCGCGTCCAGGCCGTCTCCGCACAGTACGACCCGAACGTCGGCGCGCTCGTCACCCTCGACGTTTTCGGCCCGCTTGCCCGCGCAGGCCGCCGCGACCAGGAAGCCACCCTGCCGCAGCAGCTCGACGGCGCCCGCGTCCAAGCGCTCCTCGAGGACGCCGTAGCACAGCAGTGGGCCGAGCAGCCGCTCACCCAGCAGTGGGGCCAAGTCGACGCCAGCCTGACGTGGGCGGACTACGGCATCGACTCCAGCCTTATCGACCCCGGCCTGTACACGCTAGAAGCGCTCACAAAGGTGCCTACGTCCACGTTCGGCGCACTCGCTGCGGCCGCGTTTTCCGGCGGAGGCGTCGTCTATGAGACCGGAGACGGCCGCATCGGCTACGCCGACTCCACCCGCCGGCAAGGCGCCAGCCTCGGCACCCCCGTCACGATCGACGCCGGCCTTATCGCCGCACAATCCGGCAGCGCCACCGCCCGCCGTGACGACATCGTCAACCAGGTCATCCTCACCTGGTCCGGCGGCACCGCCATCTACAACGCCGTCGACTCCATCGCCGAGTACGGTTTCACGACCCGCGAGTACACGTCCATCCTCGACGACTCCGACGACGCCGACGACCTCGCGGAACGTCTAGCCCAGCTGCAGGCCTTTCCCCAGGCCGACCTTGACGGCCCGTTCCTCGTACGGCTCAATAACACCACGGACAGCCTTACCGACCAGCTGCTGCAGCTCGAGGTCAACGACTACATCTCGGTCACCAACATTCCTACATCTGTGCTACCGGACGGCACGTTCTACGGCTTCGTGGAGGGCCTCAACATCGAGGTCACCGACGTGGCGGCCAACGTCGAGGTGTTCGCATCCGACGAGCGGTTCTCGATCTACAACACACGGTGGGCCGACGTGCCGGCCGCCCTGACCTGGGGCAACACAAACGCTACGCTGCAGTGGCAGAACGCCTAGGAGACCCCGATGCCAGACACCGGCGCACCCTGGAACATCCCCTATGTCGAGTCGTCCGACCTCGTCTCGGACTGGCCGACCGACAGCCTTGCGCTGGCGAACGCCATCGACGCCGGCCTCGACGCGGCGGGCAACGCTGGTATCGGCAGCAACGTCGTCCAGACCGTCAAGACCGACACTTACACCGTTTCGCTCGCACAGGGAGCGCAGTCCGGCGACGTGACTGGATTGACTGCTGCCATCACGCCGACGAGCGACACGTCAAAGGTTCTTGTGTTCGTCACTCTGTCGATGGGTCAAACCGTAAACCTCCAAGCAACTTTGTTCCGTGATGGGTCCGCAACATCCTTTATTGGCGACGCTGCTAATAATCGCGAACGCATCAGCGTGGCTATTAGCGAAGACATTCCGAGAGGCATTTCGACCGTAAATATGGTGTTTCTTGACTCACCCGCGACAACATCTTCGGTGACTTATAGTGTGCGTATTTCGCACCAATCGGACAGTTCACGCACCTTGTATGTCAATAGAAGTGTGGATGACTCGAACGTGGCTGGAGTGCCGCGGTCTGCCTCGTCGATTACGGCTATTGAGGTGGCAGCATGACCGATTACGCCCTCGTCCTGTCCCGCGAGTACCCCGGCCGCGAGTGGTCCCTCAACGGCAACGACTACGCAAGCCTGACGATCCACGACGGCGGCACGAAGCCGTCAAAAAAGGCCCTCGACGACAAGTGGGAGCAGGTGCAGCTCGACGCCAAGTGGGACGTCGTCCGTGCCAAGCGTGACCGTCTGCTGTCGGCTTCCGACTGGACGCAGATGCCTGATAATGCGCTGCCTGCCGACGTCGTCGCATCGTGGGCCATCTACCGTCAGGCGCTGCGTGACGTGCCGCAGACCCAAGACGACCCCGACAGCATCGTGTGGCCCGAGGAGCCGTGATGGACTGGTTCGACACTGCCCACCGGACGTTTTGGACGTTCCTTGAGGCGTTCGTCGGCGCACTCGCCGCGACGTACAGCCTCGCCGTCGACGGTGCTGCCATCCTGTCGGCCATCGCCGCCGGCGTTGCCGCCGCGATTGTGCCGCTCAAGCAGGCCGTCCTGACGAAGCGCAACGCCGCCAAGTCAGACTGATGGACCTGGTACGGCGCGACCAGTGGGGCGCACGGCCGCCGAAGGGCCGGCCCAAGGAGATGGCCACGCCGGTCCGGCACCTGTTCCTGCACCATTCGGCAGGCGACGACCGCGGCGCCGACTCGGTTCGCAGCATCCAATCGTTCCATCAGGACGTCCGCGGCTGGGCCGACATCGGCTACACCTGGCTGTACTCGCCGTCTGAGCGCAAGTTCTACGAGGGCCGCGGCCCTGGTGTTCGGGGCGCTCACACCCGCGGCTACAACCACGTCGGTCACGCCGTGTGCGTTCTTGGCAACTACCAGGTCGACATGCCTGCGCCACACGTCGTCGAGGACTTGGCCGTGTGGGCGGAGTGGCACGGCGCGACATGGGGTCCAGGCGCGTACGAGCCGCACCGGGACTACGGGCAGACAGCCTGCCCCGGCAAGTTCCTGCTGGAGCTGCTGCCGGACGTGAACGAGACCGCCGCCAGCATCGTCCTCGACGAGCCGCACCGTTCCGACGACATCGGTCACTGGGAGTGGATGGTCGAACGGGGTCTGCTGTGACCGAGGCGCAGATGCTCGTCGCCTACTTTGCCCCGATGTCGACCATCATCGTGGCCGCCTGGCGCATGTCCGCACGTCTGACCGCGATGGATTCAAAGCTCGAGCAGCTCGAGCTGGAGAACCGGCAGCTGCGCGCGGAGATCGGGGCGCTACGCACCCTCCTGTCGGTGGTCGTTGACGGCAGGCGTCAGGCCGGCTAATACTCGCGGCTCCATGACCTGGGGAGGCCCATGGACGAGTTCGAGCA